CGGCTTCATTGGAATGCCTTGGTTGCTAAGTATAACTGGAGTGGCAGAGAGCTTCGTGAACACAGCATACGTTATTGGCGAATGACGTTTGATGAGATAGAGTCGTTGTTGTTGTGTGTCACAGGTGATCTGGTGCAAAAGTTTCTTGGAAACATTTCCGGCACACCTGTCACGACTCCGAGGAACACCATTATTCTGTACATATTGTTGGCAGCTTCCTGGACTGAAAAATGTCTCAGAACTGGTGACAACAGTATGTTATCGTACGAGCTGTTTTCACAGGCTGTGGTTGCAGCATTGTATGGTGACGACAACACTTTCACTGTTTCGGCAGAGTTTGTGGAGTGGTTTACAGGAGGGGTGTTGCGTGATTTTGTTGGAAAACTTGGCATGACGTTTGAAGTTGATACTTTGCCAAAGAGGGTTTCGGAGCTCCCATTCTTGTCACGAGCAACGCATGTTGTTCGTGGTTTTGCGTACGGTGTTCCGGCCAACATTGACAAGTTTCGTGCTGGGCTTTACCTCAGAGATGATGGGAATGTATGTACTCGTTTATCGAGATACGAGAGTTACAGGTTGGAATGTGCTCCTGGTGTCTTGATGAATGATGATGGCAAGCAGGCTGATTGTGCTTCGGTTTACAAACTTGCCACCAAGCTTGCAGACAGACTTATTGAGAGGTATGAGCATCTTTTTATTAACGATCCTAGGTGGATAAATGCGATTGGCCAGCATAAGCCGTTTCATCAGCTGATCAGCATCCATAATAGTATGGAAGTAAGGAGCCAGGACGCTGGCTTTAAAAGCAACCATGCCGAAAGGACGAAGTAAGAAGAGCAAGTCGTCGAGTCAGGACATGAAGGAGAATTCACAACCTCTTGAGAGTCCTGATTCTGGCGGTAAAATCGTGGAGGCGACTGAAACAAAGGCTGAATGTCTTTCAGAGCAAGATTTGAAGGAGATTGAGTCGGCGTTGGTGTCAATTCATGAGCAAACCCGTCCAGGACATGTTTCAGAGGCAGAGGCTTCTAGACGTGCTCGACAGAGTCAGAGAGATAAAGAGTTGAGCTGTCGGTCTAAGTATCAGGATTATAAGGTTGCAGCCACTATGGTACATCGGAATGGAAAATCATATCTGGGCGGTCAGGTATCTCCGCCTGTGATTAAACTTCTCTGTTGTAATGGAGTCCGCGATCCCAAGAAGACGTGTGATTTTCCAGCTTATGATGAGTCAAAATTGCAGGTGATTGAATTTCGTATTTGCCAAGTGCGTGTTGTGACAAAAGGAGTTTTCGGCACTTTCCGTTTCTGCATCTTTGATGGCAATCTTGACCAAAATGAAATTTTCATGGCTGGTGAATCAGGTGATTATGGATATTGGGCAGAAAGCCACGTCGTTATCGCTGGCGACGATTCGAAGATAGTTTCCTTCAAACCGCTTACTTTTGGCCTCGGAAGTGAGAACGGATGGACAGTAGCTGTTTATTCTTTGGACAACGATGTCGGGACGTGGATTGCTGACTTCTTATTGTCCTACAAAATCTATGACAAGTAGTCCTGAACTTGCTAGTATGGGGTAGTTTTCACTGAAAGTAGGAATTGTGTCAATGCGTCCGTGGAGATGCAGGGGCGTATACTCATTTTCTAGCTTCCTACGGGTTGCATTATGCATAGGTCTTCACAATATCTGAATCCGAGTTAGTTAACATTGCCTGGTGAAAAACCCGGGTTTTGGCATAGTTTGGTTTTGGTGAGTCTCGACTATTGTGTATAATCGAATAGGTTTTTAG